TAAGCAGATTTCTTTGAGTATCCGCACCTTATTGCTGACTCAGTAGCGTTCCTGGTTATCAAATAATGTTGGACAAATTCTTCTTTGCGTTGTCTTAAAGCCTTGTTCTTTATAGCCATTTTAATACCTCACTATGTTTGTATCTCTATTGTATATATATATGAGGATTATGAGAAGTTTCTTTGCTTGTTGTGTTTCTTTTCTTTTCCCCCGATTCAGCCAGCTCAGAGCTAGAAAGTAATAAATGATGATTCAATGATGAAAAATAATTGGGTCAAATACTTGAAATATTCATAAAGATCATTAAGATGTAATACATGAAGACATTAATTACACACAAAAAGGAGGGAATTATGGATTCAATTAAAGTAAAACACGAAATACCTGAGGCAGTTTCAAACAGAAGGTTCAGCCTAAGTGTTTGCCGTCTTATGTATGCTTGGAGCTTTGGTAAAGATATACCAAATGACATGAGCTTTGGCGATGCACTTAGAGATGTTTGGAATAGCTTGAACAAAGATGGAGTTGGGGACTATTGCAATGAATGGGTCAGCACAAGTCCAGCAGAAGTCTATTTGAATTGGGCTGACTGTGGCGAAGGAATTGTCAAAGAAGGCAGACAAGCTTTTAGAGACGAAATGGAATTGGCTTTCGATCAGGCAAGAATCGCAAGGGAGGCAAAATAATGGATTCATATAACGAAAAAAGAAAACTTCACCAAGCAATTCTGCTTGGTGATTATCAGCCACCTAAGATAGTTGATAAGGTTCGTAAGGTTAATGATCTTGTTGTCAGCTATAAGGGATTTTATTTTAAGGTTGATAGAACAACATACTTCAACGGAGGCACTAAGGATATTTCATATCATGGTCTTTGTTCAGGTATGCATATTCTTGCTAAGAGCAAGGCTGAGATAATGCGTAAGGTCGACAGAAGACTTGCAGAGATGATTAGGCTTTACAAATTAGATACAGGCTTTGGTAAAAGAGATAATCCAAATTTAAAGGGTCTCTTGGAATATAACACTACTGAGGAGCAACATTGAAAGATGGCGAAACTTTTCTTCTCCCCGCAAAAGCGGGGGCTGGAAAGTCTAGTGAGAGCAATAAAGCTCAAACAATATTTCTTAGGAGGGAATATGAAAAGTAAATTATACACAATACACATTACATTAAATGAGGTTATTGCATTGCGTAAAGCAAGAGATATAACACTTGCTAAATTTAAAGTAATGAAGAAAGAAAACGATAAATGGGACACCTTGCCTCATAACGATACACAAAGAGCTTTAAATGGTCTTGTTGATAAAGTTAATGAGGAGGTTTACAGCCAATACCAAAACGAACTCAAAGCAAGGAAGGTGATCTGATGGAACCAACAATAATTATATTTACAGGTTTACTAATTTTAACTACTGCACTTATATGGGGGGCAAGATAATGAAAAAGATTGATCTTAATTTAGACGGTATGCATAGAGATACTTACGGAGAAGGAAACAGAGCTTACCAGCTTCGTAAGGCTCATTGTGATGTATATAGTAAAGATGGCGTAAAGCTATACTTCTCTTATAAGACTTTAGTAGCTTTCAAGGTTCCAGGCTATCAGCTTGTTTCAGTTGAAAACTGCTGGGGCAATACAACAGGCAAGCACCTTAATTGGATAGGCGAGCCTAAAGATGCAAGGTTATCACTTCATGACTTTGAAACAGTAGCTAAGGAACATCTAGAGCCTCACGGGGTTCTAGGTGGTTCTTCTGCTAGTGATCCATTAAAGACTGTAGGCATGGTGTCAGCTATGTTTGATCTTATATGTGCAGATGATAAAGAAGCTTCTGTTAAGTATAGGAAGAAATTTTATAAGAATGTTGACGGTCTCTTTTTTCCCCCCGATTGGGACGAGCTGACTACTCAGGAAAAAGATGAAAGACTGTCAAAAGTGGATAGCTTTGCTATCAAGGGGGATAACCATGGAAATTAAACTAGATTGTGAACAGGTAGGCGAAGCGATTATCGACTACATCAATAAAGAGCTTGATACAAAAGTAAAAGCTATTGACTATCCAGTTGTTGAAATAGGCAAAAAAAGTCATGAGCTAGATTTCAGTACAAGTGTAAGTGTTTATATTTATAGGGAGGTTAATAATGGATAATTACACAGCAGTAGGTATTGCGGAAGGCTTCGTTGAGCCGACTGATGAAGATCAAGTTTTACAAGCGTGGCAACACTTAGTTAATACGGGTTTAGCTTGGCAACTTCAAGGGAGGTTCGGAAGGATCGCAATGGATTTAATAGAACGGGGTTTGATAAACAGGAGGGTTATTGATGAGTAAACCAAAAGAATACAGGGTGTCTTTTATACCGTATGACACTTTGCAATACGACTATGTTGTAGAGGCAAAGGACGAAGATGAAGCTTTTGATAAAGCTCAACAAGAATTAAGATTTTCTATCGGTTATGACAATGCAAAACATAACTTTGAATGTAGCAATATCAAGGAGGTGAATGATGATGAGTAGAGACATAACAGAAGTTATTGATGATGATTGCAGAGAGCAACTAGGTCATTCAAATTGGGTAATTATTAGCACACTATCTGACCAAGAAAAAGTAGGAATAGAAACACAAGGTATGTTTAAGACATATAAAGGTGTTGATGTTTTATTTTATTGGGATGATTTTGAGGAGGATGTAAATGAGCTATAAAGAAGTGTCTTGGAATTGGGATAAAGACTTACTTAACTATCGTATTACTATCGATTGGTTAAGAGATGTAGAGCATGAAAATAGATGTAGGAATAATCTTCCGCATGATAAAGAAGCAAGATATTTACAAGACTTGCTCTTACAAAAAATAGAGTTTTCTTTAGGAGATCTGGACGATTGTGTGGAAATTTTAAACAAGGATGAATTTGCTGATCTAGTCCCAGAAGATTACGAAGAATATGAATACGATGATTGCGTAAAATTTATAAATAACTTTATTAAAAAGGATGGTGAATGATGGGTATAGGGGATAAAGTAAAAGTTATTGATCAAGAGATAACAGGAACAATCGTCCGTTATGATTGTGGCAATAAGGTGGTTGTTTTAGATGATGATGATTCTTGGCAAGAACAGGGACATGAAGCTACTTTAGTTTTTAGATTGTCAGACTTAGAAAAGGTGAATGATGAAATTTAAAGCTGGTGATCGTTTGCAAGTTAAAGGCTTTGCTATCTTTGGAGACTGCCTGGGAGTCTTTAAAGATGGTAGGGTGCTTTTTAGTGATGATGAGACAGGTGAGATAAGAGCTTACTCACCTGATAAAGTGGTAAAATCATATGATAAATATTAGGGGAAATAATATGGCTAAAGTACATGTAGAAAGACTAAGCGATGACTGTATCCGTGTAAGGGTGGGTGATCTGACTGTGTATATAGATGACAGCACAGATGAGCAGATTATAAATGTTTGGGACTCTGAGGGCTCTAAGTTAAAGTCTGAATGGTGGAATCCTGAGGGCGAGCTGGGTAGTCTAAGCGTTAAGAAAGCTTAAATATGATCCCAAGGCTTAGACTGAAAGAGTAGGGCTTCTGCGTTGCGTCTACGCACAAGACCATCAAGCACTACTTTTTCGCCATTGACCGTAGCTTTATTCCATCTGCGTATTTGATCTGGAGCCTCATCATATTTTTCAGCCAGCAAAACTTTCCTTAAAGTTGAGGTTGCAAGGTTCCCTCTACCAACATTAAAGGTGAAGGCTACTAAGGATGAAAATTGATCTTCATTTAGATCGACTGTAATAAGCTCTCTAACGGCTTGTTCAAACTCTTGGAGGTCTAGCATCAACATTTCTTCAGCGTGATCCTGAGACCAGCTCTGACCCTCTACGACAGTCTTAGTATGTCCGTAGCCCTGAGTGAGAACATTAGCACTACATCGATAGGGATCAAGCTTACAGCCTTCAAACTTCTTGATTAATTCTATTCCTTCTGAGGTGATGGTCACGCAAGAAAAACTTTTTTGGTTTTTTTCTTCAACGGTCACGCCATGGTTTTTGATTTGATCCTTTTTTTTAAAAAACATTTTAAATATACTCAATTTCTTTTAAGGCATCTTCAAAATTGTTGCCTAGTTTGTGCCATTCAAGATCACCAGCAAGCTTGTAGATCCAACCACTATTCTTGTTGCGTTTACCATATGGGTTTTTGGGTATCCATTTAAGCACGACTCTATCATGTCCTTTTTGTTCAAACCTAGTCATAAGTTCTTGTTTCTTGCTTAACACTTCCACCTTCTCCTTGCTTGTCTTAATCTTGAGTTCGGGTTCTTTGCCGCTTTGGGAAACTTCTTCATCTGTCCTAGTGATCTAGCACAAAATGACTTACGCCTTTTTGCGGCTTTGCTTCCTTTTTTTACTTTCCCCGTTACAGCCGTCTTGAGCTTAGATCCTGGATTTGCCCTACGATAAGCACGCACACCTTTAGCAGTCATGCCAGCACCAGACTTAGTAGGTCTGTAGTTAGCCCCCTTGCCTTTGGTAGTTCTAGGTATAGATTTAGCTTTTTTTCTTGCCACGGGTTTTCCTTTTCTTTTTAATTATAGTCCGAACATTTGTTGGTTTTCCACCTACACCTTGCTTGACAGCTCTTTTTCTACGCACAGCAGATCGTATTTGTGCTTTAGTCATAGAGTTTGCTTTGGATCTTGGGACACATTTTGGGTATCCTCTTTTGCTTTTAGATGCAGACTTTCTACCACATGGTTGAAAGCGACCTTTCTTTTTAGGTGCAGATATGTCTACCCAA